TTTCGCATTGAAATTCATGATGTCGTCAGCTTCATTATAGTAGAATTTGAATGTATCCATTTCGTCAAGTAAACCAGTTCCAAAGAAAATGTATTTTTTCGGAGCTAAGATTACACGAGCTGGGTCGTTAATACCCGGTGCAGCAAAAACTGTGATGTTTGTACCCGGGAAAACAAATGAGCTAGGAGCGTTAACACCCGCTGCATTTGAAACTTGCGCAAATTGTCCGATTACACTTGCACCTGTGTTAATTAAGGCTGCAACTAATGCTTGATAGTTTGCATAAGAAGTGTAAAGAATTAAATCATCTTCAGTTTGTAAATCGCTAGTCAATGAACCAACGTTTAACCAAAATTCAGAAATTGCAGTTGATGTGGTCCATTGTGTGTAAGCACCCGCTGAATTGATTGAACCATTCGCGTTAGTAGTTTGTGCTAACAATCCTGTTAATGTAGCTCCATCACCTTGCCAAATTGTATTCTCAACATATTTAGCGATGTTTGCGATTTTGTTGTTTGCGATTAATTCTGCAAATGGTACTGTTTCTTGATTTGCACCCGCACCTAATTGAGATGAAGTCCACTTGCTTCTTAAATCTTCAGGGCAAAGTTGCTCTTTAAGCATTTTGCTACCTACTATTAAAGGAATTTGAGAAAATACTGTTGCGTTTGAACCTACTTGGCCCGCTGCAAATCCACATGTCGCATCTAAGATGTCAACTGTTGAATTCATAACGTTAATTGCAGAAGTTCCTGCTGTTTTTCCTGCTTCGATTGTTACAAAGTCGGTTGTGAAAGACTTTAATAACGCCGCACTGATTAGGTCGGTTGATAATTGGTCTGTATATGCTGGTAAAGATCCTAAGTTAAATGACATAATTTATTTTTTTAATTGGTTTTTAATGAATTTTAATTTATCTAATTTTGAAAATACTGAAATTTCTTCAACTTCAGTTTTTTTGATTGGTGTTGTTGCTGGTGCCTTTGAAAACATGCTAACCTTTTCTTTTAATTTAGCAATTTCATTATTTAACTCCATGATAGTTTCGTAAACTAATACCATTGGATCAACTGCAACTTCTTCAACTGACGCTTCAACTGTTACCTCGACTGGCGCTTCAGTTTCTTCAACTTCTGCAAAAACGATTTCGGTAATAATACCCATTTCGTCAGTCTTGAACATTGTGCCATCAGCCATTGTGTGTTCGCCTTCTCCAACGGAGTTATTTTCAGCATCAAAAACAGGATAACCGACTTCAAGTTTTTCAGTCATTACTTCCGTTCCATCAACTAAAACAATTTTTTCAAGAGACACTTCTACGCCTAGTAGTTCTCTAACTTGGTTTAATTTTAATTTGTACATATTAGTAAATATTTGTTTTAAAGTTTTTAACAAAAATGTGAATAATTATTTATTATCTGGTAAGAAACCATGATTTGGTTGGTCGTATGGAGCTGTCCCCGCAAGTCCTGGCGCACGACCTTTATTGATTACTTTTTCTTTAGCATTGATGTAATATTTACGCCAAAAATGTTTACAATTTGCACCGCCACTATACTTCCAAATATCATAAATGTTTGTCCCACGTGGCCCGAAACCCGGGTTAACTGGTGCTTGAGCAATTGCTTTAATTTCTGCAAATGTAAAATAAGTTTCTAAAGATAATAACGACTTACAAAATGTTCTTTCAGCTGGCGGCCCATCGTATTTGTATACCGTTAATCCTTCTTTATATCCTTGCACGGGGATAAAATTCTCATCGTATTCAACTACTTCAAATTCCTCTAAATCTTTTGCTTTGATTCCTAAAGTTTTTGCAATTTCAATGGCTTTGTCTTCATCAAAAGATACGATGCCTTTTATCTTATTAAACAATTCCTCGTTTTCGTATTCCTCGAATACACCTTCAACGCTGAAGCCTTTTAACTCCCCATTTTTCACACGTTGCCAAGTTGCCATATCTTCTACTTGCATTGATACCATCCACGTTCCTACGGGCACATCGTAGCCGTATTTTTGTATTGCTTTATCGTGCTCGTCTTCAACTATCCATGATTCGTAAACATACGTTCCTGTCTTCTTTTTATTCTCATGGTCTTGGTTGATGTCATTCGTTCGAGCTTCCTTCATGAATTTTTTTGCAATCTTCAAAATAGTATCTTTGCTAAATACCACATCGTAATAATTACCTTTGTCATCAATTCTTACAATCTTCATGTCAGGTATCATGGCTGGCCCGATTACAATTTGCAAATCATTATCAAACCGATACTTTTCTAATTCCTTTTTAAAATACATGAAATCAATCTCAATGGCTGGTTCTTCAACTAGTGAAATTTTATCGACACCACCGCTTTCACTTATTACTAATTCTATTAATTTTCTATTTGTCATAATCTTGCTATTTGTTTTAATTTTAAATTTGCCTCTATTTGCGATGTCATTTCGCTTGCTACAACGTACGTTTTAAATATCGGATTTGCATTATTTTGATTACCAAAAGAAACACCGCCACCCATTTGATTTATGTTCGATAATAAATTACCAAACATGGCTGTTGATTTCGCATTGATTACCGATTCCCCATTTGATAAATTAGCCATGATACTATCGCTCGTTGATGTACCCATTCCTTGAACTAATCCACCCGTTGCGAATTTAGATGGTGTTGAACCACCACCACCACCACCACTATCACCACTCCCAGCATTATCAATTTCTGCAATGGCTTTGTTTTTTTGACTAACAATATTACCAATTGCAACTAAACTAGATGCTATATTAAGTGCTATTGGTGTTGCGGCAGCTAAACCCATTGTAGCAATAGAACCAGGATTTGCTAAGAAACCAGCATTTGCAGCTGCAGTAGAACCAATAACCCCCGCAATTGAACTAGCCGCTCCAACTCTTACCGCTGTTTTTTGTTTATCTTTATCTTTTCCAGCATTTTCTTTTAATCTATCAGCAATAAAACTACCAATTTCAGCCGCACCAACCGCCATTTTTCCAACTGCATCTATTGTTGCTGCTCTTTGGTCAATTTCTTTTTTTTGAATTTCTTTTTTTGTATCAGCCTCTTTTTGTGCTATGTCAATTTTTGCTTGTGCTGCCTTTTCTTCATCTGTTATTTCAGCTTTAGTTATTTCTTTTTTATATACTGCATATTCTTCTCCTAATAAGATTTGCTTTTGTAAAAAATCTTCTATTTCGTTTATTTGTTTTAATCTACTTTTATGTGCCGCTTCTGCTTTTTCTACTTCTGAATTATACTCAACATCTTCTAATTCAGTAACAAATTTAGTATGTAAAGATTTAATTAAATCTTGTTGTCCTTTTAAAGCTTGAGCTTCTTTATCGGCTTGTTCTTTTTGATCTTTTAACTTTGTATCGTTGTTTTTTTGTGTTGTTGTTTTGGCATCTGCAACCGCTTTTTTATCTAAGTCTTTTTTAGCTAATTCATAAGTATCAATTTGATTTTGTAGCTTAATTAAACCTAATCTTTGTTCTTCATTAACTTTGTCAGCTTCTTTTTGTACTTCATCAGGATTAAAAACCATGCTAGCTAAGCCACCATATAACTTTTCTTCTAATCCAAAATCTTTGCCTAACGCACTACCAACTGAGTCAATCGTTTTTAACAATAAAGCTAAAGGCGCACTAATGAATTCTAAAGTACCACGTAAAATTTCTTTGTTTCTTTTACTGGCATCTACTTGGGCTTTTGTAGTTGCAATGTTATTTTCTAATTGTGCTTTAGATGCTATGTATACTTCTTTAGTTGCGGCTTGTTTTATATTTAAAATTTGTCTTTCGCTTTTACCTTGTAGTTTTAATGTAGCATCTTGAGCGTTGATTGAATCTAATTTAGATTTCTGACTTTTTAAATTATCGTCGGTAGTTTTATTTAGCTTCTTTTGCTCCTCACTTACACCACTAATTGCACCTTTAATGTCATCCCAATACGCTACGATGGTACCCAATGCAATGACTAACAAACCTATCCCAGTTGAACCGATACCCGCTTTTATAGCCTTAAACGCATCAACTGCCACGGTTTTCATGTTCTTAAAAGCATCCGCACTTTCACCAATCGCTTGAACACCACTAGCCAAAGCCATTGCGCTTTGCACTTTTAAAATTGCCTTTTCTACGTCTTTGCTTTCAGCGCCAAATAAACCCATCGCACCTGTAATCGCACTAAAACCACCCGCAACGCCAGCCAACGAAGCACTAACCGCTTTGAATTTAGCATCAGGATTAAACGCATCTGTTAACGCTTTTGCATCTCCAATCCTATCTTTTAAACTTGCCGCTGCCTTTGCCGCTTCAACCGCTTGCTTTGATGTGGCTCCGAATGTATCACTTAACGCTGCGACGTTTGCTTGAGCTTCTTTTAATTGAGTCTTTAAACTCTTGACGCTTTGGTCCACTTGGTTTATTCCGTCTAGGTTTGACGTGGTATTAATTCCTATATTTATCTCGTTTGCCATGATTTTTTTAGTTTAAGGTATGCAAGTAATTCTAGTCGCTACTTGTACATTGATTCCGTTAATAAATTGTGCCACAAATAATTCGCCAGGGTTAGCATACCAACCATCAGGAACGTGTGTTGTTAATGCCAAATCACTCCATGCTTCGGTAGCTTGGTAAACAGTATTTGAAAATGAGTAAAATGATTGCGAAGGGAATTGACAACATCCCGCTTCATAAACGCTGTTACCTCTACATGGGTCATATTTTTGTATCTCATCTGGAACACACACACAACTCGCTACGTTTATGTACTGCGTAATGATTCCATTAATCACTTCAAATGTATTACTAGCACCATACGAATAAACGCCACTAGGTGCAGGAAAGTTTCCGTTTGGGTCTAAAAATAATTGTCCATTTAATTCAAAGTACATGATAGTTGCATTGCCATTTTCAAAGCAACAATACACATCGCACGGGTCTTCAGGATTAAGCAAATAACACATCAATTGACCTTCAATTATAGGACGTGGCACAATCGAAATAGATTCACCTACTCTAATTAATTCTACTTTGCAAGAGGTCGGTTTACCTACTTCATAATCGGTTATTTTATTAACCATAAACCAACTATCTTTTATAAAAATTTTATCATTAAATTTTAAATCCCATACTTTCTTATAGTCTAAAACGATATTCATTTCTAAAATCTTGCCAAATTTATCATAAGTAAAATCGTACCATTTTTGCCAATAGTTATTCCATAAATCTCGAGTAGTTCGAGCTTCAGGATTCGGTACACTTGGAGTAATATCCCACAATGGAGCGGCGTTTCTCCATGCCATGTCAATAAAATCAGTCACTAACGGGTCGAGTACACTATATTGACTAACCAACGGATATTGATTCCAATGTTGAGTAACATTTGCATCGTTTTTAATGTGCCATTCTAATGGTGCGGTTCTCATTCCATTGTAATAAACCAATCGTAATTTTGGAGTTATTGGAGTACGTTCCGTTGTTGTATCTTTTGCGATGTGAGGTATAAGAAATTGCGCTGCTAACTTTTGGTTGGGAGTTCCAATAGATGAAGCGTTACCAATTGGTAGCAATGGAGTTGGTGCGAACAAAGATTGTGTTAATTTATTGCCTACTAATATTTCATTTTGACTATCTAAATCTAATTGTCCATAGGTTGTTTTTGTAGCTAGTTGAAAATTGTAATTTACATAGTCACTATCTTCATCATCCCGCCATGTATTTGACCTTGTTTGGGAAGTAAATAATGGTTTGCTTTGTATGTCCACATTACCATCTACATAATCAGTCCAATCACGTTGTGTGCCTTGTTCTACCCAATCAACCCACGGAGTAATAGTGAAATGTTTATCGATGGTTTTTGATGGCTCTAAAACAAGATTATAACGTTCTATAAATCCTTTTAAAAAATCAATTGTCTTTACATTATTTGGTAAGAAATTGTTTAATACTGTAATATTACCGACTGATGTAGTTTGTAATAATTCAACTGTTGAAATATTATTTAATGCTAGTCCACCAAATGGAACTGGTGCATAAATTTTAAATACTAATTCTTCGCCTAATGCTCCTAAAGAATTAGGAACATTAAAAGTTGCATTAAAAAAATAAGAAGAATTTGCTGGTGCTGTAAACCCTATTGGAACTGAAGTATTACTTGTTGTTACATTATAAACTTCTATATAAAAAAAGGTAGGAACTAAAAAATTATTTCTAAACCAACCTTTAATATTAAATATATAATAATCAGTCGGACTAGCAAACTGAATAGGAACTTTAAACTTATTTGTTGTAGTATCAAATGAATTTGATGGATCGTAAACTTCGTACGGTAAAATTATATCAGTTACACCAGCAGTTAATACTTGTTGCCATAATCCGTTTACTGATAATTTAGAAATCGTATTATCTTCAGCTCTATCTTGTTGCTCTGTTATAACATACTGATTCATGAAGTCCGAATTATTCACATTGATAAACAAACTATCATAAGTAAATCCACTACTTGCAAATATAGCATCAATTAGAACTTTTGCACGGATTACGGGCTTGAATTGTTCGATTGATAATGGATGGATATTGGCTGTAAATCCGCTAGGTGCTAACGTTCCATTATGTAAAGCTAATGTATTTTGAACTGGTTGACCATTAAGATAATCATAACCCCACTCAATCAACGGGTATATAACATCACCACCAAATAAATTAAGATTCCAACTATTAACAATATTTACATAGCTCTTTTCATGATTGTAAAAAGATAGGTTTAATGAGTTCAAAAAACCACCGCCAACTGCCGAACTAAAGTCAGAAACTTCGCCAAAAAAAGTAACCTCATATTCAACGTTTTTATCTTTATTATTCGTTATAATATTTGTTAATCGAATTGAACCAACTGAAATTGTAACATTGCTATCTACAATGTAAGATTCTATTTTTTTAGTTGCATCAAAAGTAATCGCATTGATATTAAAAGCACTCTTAAAAAACAAATTATTATTAGCAGTATTAGGTACTCTGAATGTTTGAGAATACGTTGACGGATTTGCAGTCGGATCCATTATGTCAGCAACCGACATGTTTAATTTAATTGGATTGTTTTCCATTAAGTCTAATAAAATAAACCCCGTATTTTGTTTGACGTATAATCTCATTAATTAATTTTTTGAACGTGGTTTAACATTATCTCGAATTCAGCTTGAACCATCTTTACTTGCTTAATGTTTTTAGTCTTATAAGAAGTTTGTCCGATGTGAACACTTTGAGGCACTAACACATTATAAGGCGTATCATTGAAATAAGCAATTACATTTGAACTCTTTTGCAATCCTTCAAGTAAATTAACTTCATTTTGATTTAACCAATCCGTGTTTAATGTCCATGAAGTCATGGCTTGTTTATTATAAATTACATCACCGCCTTTTGTTTGTAGATTGTAGTTTGGATTCGTAAGGTTTGGAGTTACGGGTGTATATCCAGCCCAATCCATTGTTTCTTGGTAATAGTTACTATTCGTAGTCTTTGTTTCCTTTTCCATGAAGGCTGTAAAATTCATGTAATCACGCCCGCCCAAATCATTCAACCAACTTAATCGAACTCTAGTGTATAATGTATCACAATCTTCAAGCATTACAAATCTATTTTTTTGTGTAACTGCATAATTTTCAATACATCCATTACTTGGAGCATGGTTATACATTTCAACATCGATATATTCGCCTGGTGCCATAACGTACGAACCTCCTACATAAACATTAATTATTTCCATTAATGAAGCTAATCTACATTGAACATGAAGTATATCAAATTCAGCAGTTAATTGACTTGTAATAACATCAGAACAAATACTTTTTTGAAGGTATCCAGCTATTGCATCAACACTAATCGGTAAGTTACTTACAATTACATTACCAAATTGGTCGTAATAATTTAAAACTAAAAATGCAATATAACTTTCATCTAATACATTAGGATATTGAGTCCAATTTATATAACTCAAAACATTCATATCATTGTAGTAAACTCTTTGCTCTAAAGGTGCATAGTTTAATGGATAAGCTAACGTATTATTTAATAACGCATTACCCCAATCGTATGTTATTGTTTGCGAAGGTAATATACCATAGCCACCACTATATAGGATTCCATTACTCATTCCATCTTGTTGTTGTTGATGTTCTAAGCTAGAATTCCAAACATGAACGGGAATATCGAAAAGATTTTGAATTGTTTTTGCCCATAAATAAAAATCGGGTTCTCCTGCATTGCCATTGCCATCGTAAATTTGACCTCCATATTCCTCGCCACAAATTACAAATGTATGTAAACTTGAATTACCATTGTCTGCAAAAATATGATAATATGTAGTTGTATTAATTGTAGTTTCAGGAATTGTATCTTTTAAATACGCTTGGCAAATTTGGCTAATATCAATCATGCCCGCACCACTTGGATTCGGTTTTACTTTTAATCTAATTTCAAAAGCATTATTAATATACACATCAAAAATATAGCTGAAATTATCTTGGTAAGTTTCGTCACTTTGTACGCTCCATATTATCGGATTGTATGTGCCTTGTAGGTAAGATGGTGCGTAGTTAATTGTTGTTATCATTTTTATTTTTTTGGTGCGCTAAAAAATTATAGGCTGTTATTAATTCTATTTTTGTAACCTCTTCGATTTTAAGGATGTCGTCTTTCGCAAGGAAGTAAATAAACGAATTCCAACTTCGAGCGCAACGGATATCAGAGCGTTCA